ATTTCTCGGCATTACTTCACCTCTATAAAATCGAACTCGAAGTCGTACACCTCATACGCCTTCATCGTGTATTTAAAACTGTCCTCGGCAAACCGAACCGTATACTCTACGGCATCGTTCGGATTCGTCCATGTAAACGCTATAAACGAGCCGTACTTCGCGGAAAAAAAATTCCGTACCATTTCCATATCCGCCTTTGACCGGCTGGAGAACCTGAGCCGCCATTTGCGTAACGGTGCCGCCCACTTGCGTCTGCGCTGTTCAACCCCGGTTTCAAACTCCGAAATGAGCGTCTTGTATTCCAGCGTCTCTTCGAAAACAAAATCCGGTAGATAGGTAAAATCGCTCATGCGTAACTCCTGATGACCGAACGGATCTTCCCGTTGTTGTAAATGTCGTCGGCAATGGCATTGGAAAGCATCTTGCGGTTGCGCCAAACGTCCTGCGCATCCCATGCCTGAATCACCTGATTGACGTTGATCGTGACGCCGCCTCCGCCCGGTTGCTCCCCGCGGTTAAGGGCGCGCAGGTTATCCGATCCGCCCAATGCCTGCATTCCCCTGCGGGAAAGCACGCCTTCGCCCGTTTGCGCGATGATCGGCACCTCATCCGGCGCAAGGCCCGAATGGGCCCGGATAAACGCCCGGTTGTGCCTTTGTACCGTTCCGCCCTCATGAAACAAGCTCGCCACCGGCACGCCGAAGATCGTGCCGCCAGCTCCGGCCATCGCCGTAAATATCTTTATGAGTAACAGCTTCGCCAAAATGTTCGAGATCATCTGCAGAACCGCCCTGCCGAAATCCGCGAACACTTCTTTGACACTGCGAAGCTCACCCGTAAACGCCTTGAAGAAAAACTGCGAAAACGCGTTCTGCATGTTGTGCGCCGACTGCTTGGCAAACTCTTCCATGACGTTAAACTGCTGTGCCGCGGCCTCCGCGCTCTTGCCTACATCCTTAGCTACGCTTTTCAATATTTCCGCTGTCTTGTCACCAGTCTCTTTGACCTTAGCAAACACAAGGTCATACTGCTTCATCGCGTCCCGCGCGCTTTCCTGCGCGGCCAAATTGAATGCCGTGCGCGCCTCCTCAAGCCCCTGCGTAAGACCCTCGACATTAAACTGAATTTTGTTCTCTTCCAGCGACTGCGAAAACTTCTCTACCTCCGCTGATGCCTGCCGGTATGTTTCGCCGACACTGCCGGGAAGTTTTCCCAAAAGGTCGTAAAACTTTATAAGCGGAACCATGAGCGCCTGAAAGAAATCGACCGCAAAACCCAAGAGGCCGTTTAAGGCGTTCGTTATGCCCTGAATGAATCCTTTGACCGCGCCCGCGCCGTACTCAAGGATCGTGAAGACGCCCGCCACCAGATGATTGGCAAAGCCCTGAAGGAATCCGAGCACCTGCCAGAGGGCCTGCCCTGCCTTTTCCATAAAATCATTCCATTGGGATTTGAGCATCTGCACCTTTTCATAGCTGGTCATCATCTCGAGATTCACCGCCTCAAGATGCGTCTTGCTCTGCGCGAGAATATGATTGGCCATGGCCTGTGCCATGTGGTATTTCTGAACTTCCTCGACAGTCTTGCCGGTTGCCTTCGCATATTCCTCTGCCGCGTCTTTAAGCGACAGCTGAAGTCCGTACGACCGCCTCAAAGTAGTAACCAGCCCGCCAGTAACCGCGCTCGAAATGTTCTGAAACGCCTCTTCGGTAGTGGTGCCGAATATCCGCGCCTCGGCCCGCGCCTGTTTCATAAGAGCGGTAACCTGATCCATGCTCAGGCCCTGCGCCATAAGAGCCGAAACCTTGTCCGCAACGTTGGAGAAATTGACCGTCTCCTTGGAAGCCTCCATGATTGACTGCCGCATTTTTTGCGCGTCAATGCCGACACTCTCTGCCATGCGGCTGAAACTCTGCTCGATCTGCTGGGCCTTAGCTCCCATTTCCATGAGATCCCACGCCTTGCGAAGCGCCATGATACTGGCCGTAATGGCCGCGGTGATCGCAAGCCAGTTCTGCTTCCATGCATTGGCGAATCTCTGCAGGTTTCCGCGCACGCCCTCAAGGCGCTTGGTCGCCTCGTCCCTGAGGCGCAATATGATCGAGAGTTCTTTATTCGTCATCGCTTGAACCTGTCCCTTCTTTTCTGCATCTCCTGCTCGATTGCCTGCAATTCTTTTTCGATCACATCAAAGGCATCAAGCATTTTGGCCGACTGATCGATCCAGCCGCCCGCGTTCGGCATATATCCCTGCCTGTAAAACTGAAATGCCCTTATAAAGCTCGCCGACTGTCGTGTGACGATCTTAAAAGGGCATCCTCGATACTGCGTTCCGTTAAGCTCCCAGACTTCCTGCCCGGGCACTTCATACTCGCATTGAATCTTTCTCCCGCTTAAACAGCCATGGCAGTTCACGGTGAGGCCGCCCAGATGAACCGCCACGATCAGTTTTTTTGCTCGCCCTCCGACAGTTTCGATTCATTCAAAATGACCTCGGCCAGCTCCTGCCTGAGCTCATTCGGAAACATGGCAATGATCCTGTCCGGAACGACGTTTCTCATCTTCCCCGCATAATGAATCGTGTCGAACTTAAGTTCGATCGGCTTCTTGGTCTCGGGATCAAGAAAATTCGTCAGGCCCTTAAGCCCGAACTTGATCGCCGTAATCTGCCGCCTGTTCCAGTTGAGCCTGACCTTGGCCTTATCGTTGGGATTGGTCGAACTCATCTCATATGTACTGCTTTCATCGTCAACCTCTGCCCTCAACACCGGATCCAAAAGCCCGATATGAAATACGCTCGGATTCTCTTTGTCCGGATCAAGTTTCGACACATATTCGCGTGTTGCATTAACATCAATTCCTGTAAGCATGGAAACACCTCCTGTTTATAAAAGTAATAATGCGAGTTCATCATCCCCCGGCTCCATCGAACCGGTAAGATCAAACGACGTCTGCGCCAGCTGAATGCCGTCGCGGTCGCCGTCATCGACCTTGTTGTAAACAATGCCGGGCACGTAGAACCGGAACCTGTTGCCGTCGGTTTCTCCGTACGCCAGATCAAGAACCATCGGCGTATTGCTGAACCACTTGGAGAAGAAATCATGCGAGGCAACCGGAACCATTTCCGGATTAAACGACCCCTGCATATCCCGACCGGTGATCATGTAGGATAAAATCCCCTTCGCATCGTCGATCTTGTCTTTTGAAGCCAGTGTGTTCGATACGTCGATCTCCATCTCGCCGACATTAAGCGAGACACCGTCGCAGGACATAACCGCGTTCAAAAGCACCGGCGGCACCGTATCGTCGAAGCTCACTCCGGTAAACATCGGCGTGTCCGTAACCCCATGCTCAACTCCCTTGAAACTGAAATCGAGCGTAGCCGGTTCGCCGATCTTGAAGTTAAACTTGACCGTCCCGCGGCAACCTTTAAGAAGCTTTGCCACACCGTCTTCATAAAGCCCCATGGTCAAAGAAACCACGGAACTGCTGATCGGCTTTATTTCAAAGCCCGCGCTAGCCGGATCGGATGACGCGGTCGATACCGCGCCGGAATCCGCGCCTGTTATGTGATCTCCGGTCTCGAATACTCCGGTAAGCGCGACATAATAAAGCGAAGCCGCACCGTTTGCGGTCTTAATGACCACACGGCCCACTGCGCCTGACGTATCGCCTGTGATCACCTCTCCGTGCCGGTAAGGCCCGCTGGTGATCGCTCCGATCGATATTTTCTTAAGCGTGTTCGATTGAAACCCGCAGGCCCTGACCAGCCGCATCCACTCCGGTTCAACCGTAACCGATCCCGAACCTTTCAATTCGATACTGAAATCGATCCCGGCCGAGCGCTTCCCCGCGAGCTTGCCCATCTTGGTTAAAGACGCGCGTACAGGATCCCTTTGGTACATCTGCGGATCGTAACTTGCCTTCGGTGAGAAATTCACCAGAATGCCTGCGTCGGCCGCCAGAAGTGTTTCCGCAGAACCTTCGACCGCCTCGATCTTCGCCGCAAGCTGGCGTTTTCTTATGAGCATTGACATTGCAATCCCTCCTTTTAGTTCTTTGCTGTGGGGTCCGTCCGCAAATGACGATAGCGGACACGAACCTCCATGATAATCCCCGCGTACGGCTGTGCCTCGGTCGTTTCAAACGGCGTTGTCCCCAGAACATCCGTATCAACCGCGTTGCCCGCGCGCGTGGAGTCCTGCAGAATCGCCTTCTTGATATCGCCCTGCAGTCTGTTCAAATACGTATCGGTCGGCACCGGGTCGTTTTCGTCATTAACGAAAAATATGTCGAGATACAGAGTTAAAAGACATTCTTCGAACGGATTCGGCATGCTCGATTCGTCTTCGTCACCCGGGCTGATCACCACCATCGGCATATCGACCATTCTGTTGCCGTGCATCGACCAGCGCTGGACTGTGGCAGGGGTAAAATCGAAATTGTACCCGTTGGCGATCGTCACGCCTTCAAGTACAGTCTTGATGTTCTGCAATATCCGCTCTCGAACCGTTTCCATCAGATTTTCCTCAACGCCTTTTCGATCGATTTATTCAAAATATCAATCCGGTAATTCACCAAACCGTCCCATGTCCGGTAAAACCCGAGCCGCGGTTTGATACGGACTGACCTCTTAAGTACGTAAAGCGGCAATATCTTCTGCGCGCGTTTCGTTACCCGCGCAAGAAACGTCTCACCCTTCCAACGCAAGGCCCGGACGTTCTTCAACTCTTTGGGCTTTTTATACCGCGCTCTCAATTTGCCCGACGGCGTGAACATTTCCGACCGCGCCGATAACGGCACCGCGAGCCGCTTGCCTCCGGGATCCCTGACGGTGCCGCCGGTCTCGTGCAGTTTGGCAATCTTTGACTCCGAGAAAACCTCGATTCCCATGCCCTCGATCTCGGGCGACACTAAAAACACCCGCTTGAACGTGCCGAAAAGACCGTGGCCGGATGCACCGCGCACACCCGGAGGCCCCTGAAGCTGTTGCTGTCTGAACCGTTTCAAAAAACCTTTGCCGATACGATCCAGCCCGTCTGCCAGCTCAAACTTAAGAACGCGGGGCGCGATCTTGATCGCCCTGTCCAGCGCTCTTGTATCAATCTCTGTGGTTAACTGCACCATACCTACCACCCCACCAGCAAATGCCACATCCCTTCATCACGGCTGATGACATCGTTGATGCGCGCCTCGCGGTCGAATCCTTCCGAGTCTTTAAGCGTAATGCGGTCGTCTGCTTTACTCACTGCCGCGATACCGCTGGTAGCATCATTGGCGATATAGACCTCCGCCTGCTTCTTGAGCGACCGGTTGATGTTTTCCTCTGCCGGTGTAAGTTCATAACGCACCACCACGGCCGCAATGACCTTGGACACTCCCGCGCCGGTCGTATACGTGATCTCCTCGGCAAACTCTCCCATGTTCAAGAAAGAACCGACGGCATCTTTCGGCATTTGTTCTTTTAAGCTCATGAACACATCCCCAAAAGGGGCCCGGGAGCAGTTACGCCCCCGGGCATCCCTGTGTTTAAGCGTCGACTTTCATCAGATGCGCGAAATACGGATCGATGATGATCTCGTCCACATGCTGACGCACGCGGAAGATATCACTTCTGGCCGCATCGTCGCGGTACTGCTCGACCGTGGCGTTCTCCGGGCTGTCCGCCGTCCAGAGGAATGTTCTTCCAACTGTCGGATCAGACAATCTCTGCCCCTCGCCGATCACCGCTACCATGGCGAAATCATCGCTCCAGATATCCGCACCCTGAAACGCCTTGCCTTCTTTCGCGGTGTTATAGATCGCCTTGCCGACAAGGATCCTCTTCACGCCGAGAATATCCGCCATGGCGTTAAGAATCTCCGCCTCCGTCAGCCTTGCGACATACTGAATCGCGGCCTTGATCTTCTCGTTGCCGAGAAGCCGGTCGATGTTCGCCTTGCTCATGATGAGCGTCCCCGGCTCCATGCCGCAGTTCTGTCTCACCTGCTCGCGCGCGGCCCTGACCTGAGCAATGACATCGCTTGAGATGTTGTCCCATGGCGCGCTCGAGAAATCCGTAAAAAGCTTCGACCCCGTAAAAACAGCGGTATCGAAAACTCTTGCCGCGATCCTCTTCTCCTGCGCTTGCAGAACCCTGCGCGTTACGATCTGAACGGTCGTAAGCTCGGCATCGAAATCCGTGGCGTACATTTCCCGTTCGGAATCATCCAGAGGCCCTTCCAAGCCGTGCTCTTCGCAGTTGTACTGCCGGTCTTTGGCCTGAAAGGTGTCCCGGTTGTAATTGCCGCGAGGCGCGCGCTTGGTATCCGCTTCGCGCGTAATGCTCTCCCGGGTGATCGCCGGAAAGATGCTCGCTTTCTTTTTGGTTTGGAAAATAGGCAGAACTCTCGTGCCTATAAATTCATCCTGCGACTGGATAAACTCCAGCGCCGCTTCCCCTAACTCGAGTCTCGGTACTGCTCTTGTCCCTTGATAGTCTGGCATGTTTCATTCCTCCTTTTGATTAGGCAAATAGCCCTTCGACAACTTCACCGTCGCTTGTTGATGCTTCCAGCGCCTTGCCGATAATGGAACCGCTCACGGTTGCGCTGATCTTCCCGTCATTGGCCCCGTACACATTGCCGCCCGCGCTGATCACCCCGGCCGCAACCATCTTGAACGTCCTGCCGGAACTCTTTAAATCAACGCTGACATGCTCGCCTAAAGCCGCCTTGGCCGCAGTGATCCCGATGCAGGCTTCGCCTGCGTCGGCATATTCCACCTGCGATCCGCTTCCCGTACTCAGCTTGACCCTGCGGTAAGCTTCCAGCTCTTCTCCTGCGACAAATGCTTTTGATCCGATATTGAATTGAGACATCGTCCTACCTCCTTTTGGTTATTTCCTTTTGTCCGCTGTTGCCTTAAGCGCATCGGTCGTACTGCACCCGTGCTCTTTCTGATACTGCCGCGCGCGTTCCAGATGCGTTGTCTGTTTCTTGACCGGCTCTTCCTCTGCGTCGGGCCCCAAGGGCGGCACGGACGCTTTTTGCAGGCCATCAAGCTGTTTCTCCTGAAACTTGATGACCGCGTTTTCGAACGTCGCACCGTTCTCGACCGCCTCGACGGCAATATCGGACATATCCTTGAACACCTTCGATTTCTTCAAAATCGAAACCGCCCGTTCGCGCTCTTTTCTGACACCCTCTTCGACCCCGAGCGCGTGAATGGAGTCGTAAAGGCCGGAATGCTCCGCCTTAAGCTTTTCCATCGTGATTTCCTCTGGCATTTTCTTTTCCTCCTTGTTTTTGTTAGCCCCATACCTTTCCAAGAACGCGATCACCTTCTCAACCGATTCCGGCTGGTTCAGGAATTTATCTAAAAAAGCCGTCATCTCCGCAGACGGCCGGACGCTTTCCGAGAAAAACGGCATCCCGAAAAGACCGTTGTTTGCCGCGGGATCATCGACAATATCCACGGACATAAGCTTCTTCACGCGGATATACGGCGGCAGATCCTCTCCGGCCTTTGTTTTTTCCTCGCGGAATTCCTCATCCCAATGGATAACCATCGAAGACCCGAACGCCTGTGGATCGCTTTCGGCAAGGTTCATGACATAACCGGCCAAGTCGCCGTCCGGCGTTTCGTGCGCGGTCTTATCTATATGCAGGTCCGCGCGGACGATATCTCCGTCTCTCCTGAAATTTCTTGCCCTGCCCAAGAACGTGCCGAGTGCGGTACTCGACATGTTCGGATGCCCGAACCTCGATTTGACTCCGGCTTTGACCTTGTTACCCAGCTCAACAACCGAATCCAGCGCTATGTCATCGAACTCACCCCTTTCGTCATGGGTAATCCCCTTGGTTACGACAGCAAAACCCTCGATAACCTCTTCCTTGCGGTTGACGCGAACGCCCCCGCCGCGCGCAATGTCCGCGCGAAAATAAGTGTCTTTATTCGCCATCTCGCACCTCTTTCACATCGGTGAGGGAAACATCCACCTCAATCGGCATTGCCATTTGGCTTTTTGCTCCCGCCAGAATCTTCTTCGCCTTCTTCACCGGTGTTTTTTTGCTTTTCTTTTGCTTTGTTTTCATCTTGCACCTCAAGTCCGAGCTTCTTCATCTTCTCCTGCTCACGCTTGCGCTGTTCGAAACACTCTTCCCAGTCCTTGCCGTCCTGCGCGTAAAGATCCGAATAGGTCACGATGCCGTTTCTTAAGCCGACCTCCGCGGCCTGCGCTTCTTTAAGCGGATCCACCCACTCCCATCCCGGCGCGATCCATGAAGCCCCAGTCCATCGCTGTCTTTTCTCATAAAAAGTTTCTGCCGAAATATCGCCCTTTAAATAGACCTCTTCCAGCAACATGTCCCAGACCGGCTGGCAGAATTTCTGCGCCAGCCATTCCTGACGCATCCGGAAATAACGCCGCGCTTCCAAAAGAGCCGCCCGCGCGCTGGAATAATTCGTTTTCGAGAAGTCCTTGGCCACAAGTTCATACGGCAGGCCAAGCGCCGCTGATATAGCCTTCAAGATGCGGTCAACGAACGGCTCGAAACTCGATCCCGGCCGCTGGGGATTAAACGACGTAATGCTCTCTCCCGGCATCAGGTGCTTGATCATTCCCGGTTCAAGACTTTCAATAAACTGCCCGGCCGGATTTCTTTCGTAAACACCGCCTGCCGAAACATCCATGGACGCTTCTGAAGTTACAAAAAGCGAGAAACACGCGGCGATCCTCGCGGCCACGAGTTCGGCTTCCGCGTATTCCCCGAGATCCTTGAAATAAGATAAGACCGGCGCAAAGAACGGCACACCGCGCGTCTGTCCCGAACGTAAAACGTAGTAGAGGTGGAAGACATTGCGCCTGCCGTATTCATTGAACGCCGGAATCTCCATGAATTCTTTATCGCCGCTCTTTGCAATGCGCGATTCGCCGGGATGCGTCTTCTGAATGAAATACGAAACCGCCTCGCCCTTTTCGCCGATGCGCACGCCCGCGCGGATCGATTTATCTCCCCGTTTATCCGAAGGCGTATCCAGCCGGTCTGACTCGATCACCTGCAAAGCTGTCCTGTAAGGCCGCGAAGGATCTTCAATCATCATCGGAACGATTAATGCCTCTCCGTTTTCGAGGATCTGGCGGTCGACAAGCTGTTGGATCTCGTAAAAATCCATGCGCCTGCCTGCATCCGCATACGGAATCCATCTCTTCCATACACGCTCCGCGTCTTTCTGAAACTTCGCCGCTTCTTCTTCACCGAGGCCGAGTTCGTCTCTGTCGATACGCGACTGCGGCCGGATCCCCGAACCAACCACATTGACGGTCATGGTCGAGGTAATGCCTGAGGCATGCGCGTCATTCCGGTTTAAATCTCGGCTCCTCTCGCGGATGTCTTTTAACTCCGGAAGAAGATCCGCATCCGCAGAACCTCCTCCGGGCATCCACGATGAACGAAGACGGTCGCGTGACGCGCCTCTGTAAGAACTGAATGATTTTGTGACTTTAATAGCCTCGCGGTACATACGCCGTTTAAGGCCCGCGCGAGGAGAGAAAAAAGAAATAAGGCCGTCCAAACCGCTGGATAATTTTTCCGTAAGCGGCGTCTTCATGACGGCCTCCCGAATGAAACGTATGTGGTCGTCCCGCCTGAACCGGCGATCTCACGCCTGAGCTGATCGCGTAACTTGTAGAGATCCTGAAGCGGAATGTACTGCAGATTGCGGCCGCCGATTGAATACGACTGCACCGCGCCCCCACTAATGCGGGCATTGATTGCGGTCTCGACGTTTTCGAGCATTTCCTGTTTTGTAGGTGCGGCCATGCGTCCTCCTCTTGAACCCAATAAAAAAGCCCGTTCCGGCTGGTGCACCAGAACGAGCTTTTTATTGCTATTGGGCGCGAAAACGGTGATCAGCCGCCTCGCAAAAATGTTCTATTTCAATAATATGTAATTTTCATATTTTGGCAATGGGGTCGTTACTACGGAGTAGTAAAAAGTCATTTTTCATCATCCACCTCAACAGACTTGAAATTATGCCCGCATTTATAACAGCTGTGATACCGGATCGGCGGGTGCGTTGAATAACATCGCGTATTTTTACTTTTGCATTTCGGGCATCGAATGGGAATAAAACGAACGCCATAATCTGATGAATCATTCGGCGGCCTCCCGAACGGCTTCTCCCGGGGCTGGGAACTCCCGCCATTATTCAGCCAGTTTGATTTTCTTTCTATCCATCGCCCCATTA